ATTCCTCAGGGTCTGAGGTGATGGGTGTCCCGAAGGCTTCCCAGCCGCTCGTGCCGCCGCTCGGCCACCCCACTAGAACACCACCTGAGGATTGTCATTCGGATCATCCGGGTAGCTCACCAGCGCCGAGAAGTTGCCCGTGTCATCCGGGAACTGGAGCGGGAAGCGATCCGCTGGCCACAGATAATCCGGGTAGCCAGGATCACCCGCCCATGACTGCAACACCCGGCCCACGATATAGCCCCGGTGCCGCCTGTCCTCATCGGTGAAGTCGAGCGAGATCATGGCCCGACGCCGGAGGGCATAGGGCTGCAAGTGCGTGGGGAACGGGAAACTCGGCGTCGTATTCCGTACCCCGCCCACGAACATCCACCGGAAGTAGGGGGCCGAAAAGGTACTAGCCTCCGTCAGCACCGGGCTGCTGGAGCAGACCCCATAATCGTACCGCGCCGACTCGCTGGTGAGGCGGGTGGTCTCGACCGCGCCGCCTCGCAGGAAGATCAGCCGCTCGGGTACGTCAATCATCGCGTCCCGGTCGCAGGTCGTGAGGAAGTCCCCCACCGCGCCGGTCAGGGGATAGGCCGTGGGCAACACCAGATAGCGCCACGGGCTGTAACAGGTATTGCCCCCCACGGTGCGCTTGACCCGCGCCCGGAAGGCCATCAGGTCGCTATACCCCGCGCCGTGATTGATCGTAAAGGCGAAGGTCTGAAAGTCCCCCGCATTGACCACCGAGGCCGTCTGCACTTGCAAGTTGAAGGGCGGCAGCAACCCGCTCGGGTAGTCCGGGGCAGCCGCCACTTCGATTTCATCCGCCGCATCCTGAGTCTGCACCCGGAGATACCAGGTGTTTACCGGGTCGCCATCCCGATACCACATCTCCTCACCTGTGGTATAGAGGTCGAAGCCCGTGACGTTGCTGTTGATGAACAGGGGACGCCGGAGGGCGCTATCCGGGAATGTCTTGGAGTCCACGCGCCGGAATTGGTAGCGGCCCGTGGCGAGGTTGCGCTGGGAGTACATCACCGAAATGCGGCGGTCCTCGGTTCGCACCGCCTGATGCAGTCGGTTATAGGCCGAGTGCGCCAGCACCGTGGCGTAGTCCGTCCCGTAGTTGTCCCCTGAGGACCGACGCTTCATCCCCTGGCCATCCTTCAGCCAGAAGAGCTGCACCTCAATGCTCGGGGGGCAGACGTTCGTGCCGCCCACCTGAGCCGGGAAGTAATCCGAGACGACTCGAGGGGAGCGCCCCGCGCCGAGGATGTTCTCGGTATAGACCGACCCATTCCAATAGCGCACCGACACGGTGGGGCCACCACCGATCTGCGTATTCCGCTGCAACGCCATCACCGGGTAGCCGTCTTCGGTGAAGGCGAGCGAAATCTCGTCAATGGGGACGCCGGTATAGGTGAAGAACACTTCCTCATCTTCCCAGGCAGCGCGGTTATCGGTCTCGCGCCGGAGCCAGACCGTGGAGGCGTCGGCCCGAACTTGCCAGGTGTGGGTGTGAATCCCCCCACTGGTGTCCCCGATATTGGCCGGACCCATTGAGGCCGCGATCCGGTAATCCGGCACCACCCCATCAGGCCGGAGCTCCGTGCTAGTGTCATCCGCCGTATGGCTGACGGTCTCGAAATCGCCTTGGTACTCCCGCGTCCCCTCTGGGGCAGGAGGCGGGGTGAAGGTGACCGTCAGGGCACCCAGGACCGCCGCCCACAATACATCCGCCCCGGTCACGCTCCCCGTCCATGTCTGGGTGTCGTTATTGAGCTGGCGGTACTGCCCAGCCAGCACGGTGCGGCGGAAGAAATCCGGCTGGCTGCCGAACTTCGTCAGGTCGGTCGTGTAGAGGCCGGACAGGGTGAGCGCATCGCCGGGGTTGGCGTTCGTCGCCACCGCCAGCAACCAGGTATAGTCATCAATCCCCGCCGCCGGGGTGCAAGTCACCGCCATGCTGGTGGGGTTGCTCTTACCCGAGGCCGTGCCGACCCCAGCCACCGCGACTACGGAGCCGGGAATCTCGACTGAGTAGGCGTTGGCTCCCATGCAATAGGCCCGATACTGGGCATCCAGATTGGCCGTGATCGTCCCACCGCTAGGCAGCGTGGCCGTGAGGTGGGAAAACCAGAGGGCCACAATGGTCGCCTTCTCGAACGTGCTGGGGTTGGCCCCGGCCCGGGTGCGTTCCCCGATCTTCGTCCACGTATTCCCGGCGCTGTCCGTCACGCTCACCACATGGTCACTATCGGCGGTGGCCAGAATGGTGGCGGTGGTCATGGACAGCCGGAGGACCGCGACTTCCCCGGCAGCAATTTCCGCTGTCGTGGTGAGGACCAGCGAATCATCCGCCGTGTCCCCCGTCATCGTGCCGCAAGCACCTTCATGTGTCAGAAACATCAGGTGGCCCCATAGTACGGACGCCAGGGCGCGGAAGTCCCGACGCCACGCAGCGTGATAGACACCTCAAAGACCGAGGGATATTCGGCGTTCCGGCTCGGCGTCATCTGCTCACCAGCAGCCGGGGCATGCCAATACACCTGATAGGTCTCGGCTGGCACTTCGGCATCCGGTGTCCAAGTAATCGCCTCAGCCGCTTGCCCATAGGTCAGCAAGTTGAGGAAGCTGGCCCACTCGCTTTCCCGCACCCGCAAGGTCAGTTGCAGGAGTACATCGCGGCGCACGACATAGGAGGCCGGAATTCCTGCCGCGCTGATGCGCTGGCCCCCGACGGTGCTATCCATCGGCAGCCAGTCCACCGCCGATAGCTCGGCTTCCCATGTCCCGGCCCCGTAGTCGAACACTGAGCGCCTGAGCATCTACCGCCTCCGCACGATGTTGACCGAAGCGTTGGCCCCGAAGCGTTGCCGCGCCTCTTGCTGGGCACCATACACCACGCGCTGCACTTCGGGGTTGAGAGCGTCGAAGCCGGGGCCGGTGAGGTAGATATTGACCTCCTGCCCCGGGGCTTGGGCCGCCGCAGATGCGCCGCCGCTGGCCCCCTGAGCACCGGCCAAGCTACTGCCGCCGCCTCCACCACCGGAGGCCGCACCCAAGGCCGACCACGCGGCGGCAATCGCTCCGAATTTCGCCGCCGCCGCAAAGTGCCCTGGGGCCTTACCTGCCGTGAACGGATTCAGCGCCGAGACGATGCCGTGCGCCGTCTGCTCTGCCGCGAGGATGAGGTTTTCCTTGGCCTTCGCCTTGGCCACTTCCCCGAGGCTCCCGCCAATCGCGCCGACCAGGACCGATTGCAGGTTGCTTACCGCGAGGCCGTAGTTGGCCGATTGCTCCTCGGCTTCCTTCATCGCCTGACGGATCTGTGCGAGCTGGGCAATGTAGCCCTGCATGATCGGGTTCGAGGCGGTCATCCCCGACATGGCGAGGCTGGTCAGCAGCCCTTCGAGCATCCGGGCCTGATTCCCGAGCGCATCGTACTCATCCCCAAGCGCCGTGACTAGCGTCCCGTGGGCAGCCATCGCGGTATTGAAGTCGGCCACCGCTTGCTCGGCTTCCGTCAATTCCACTTCCGCGAGCGAGGCGATTTCGTCTGCAATCGCTCGCATGGAGGGGGCTATCGTCTCGTCATTCTGTTCGGCCATCGCCTTCAGCAGCGATTGCAGGGCCTCCACCCGCGCCTTGGTCATGTCGAAGCTGTCACCCATCGCCTCACTCATGCGCGAGGCCGTGGTCATCGCGGTCTCATAGTCGGCCAGCGCCTTGGTGAGTGCGCCGACTTCCGTCTTGACCTTCTCGACTTCCTCAGCCGGGGCGGTATCCCCCCCGCCGTTTCCTGACGGCAGCGGGGGCCGGGAGAAGTCAAACGGCTTGCCTTCCGCGCCGGGGCTAAAGACACGGCCCCCAAAGCGCCCGATGCCTCGGCGGGTCAACGCGGCCCCGCGCTCTTGGGAGGCTTGCGCCCATTCGTCTATGGCGTTGGTGTTATCCCGGAGCCGCTTGGTGAACTTCTCAATTCCAGCAGCCGCGCCGTCAAATCCAATGACCTTGCCCAGCTTCCCGGCCACTTCGAGGACGCCAATGAGGGAGGAGGCAAAGAGGTTGGTGACCCGGACAGCGGAGGCAATCGCCACCCCCAGTACCCCGGCAATCGTCTCGGTGAAGCCGAGGAATACCCCAATCGCCCCGTCCACCACATCCACCGCGAGCTTAATGGCCCCGATAAAGAGGCGCATCGCTCCGCTGGCAAAGGCGCTCAGTTCCTTGCTATTGGCTTGCACCCAGAGGACCAAGCCCCGCAAGGCGACAATCAACTGGTCCAGCGCCCCCTTGCCCTCACCACCGGCAAGGATGGACGTGCCGATCTGTTCCTTGAACTCGGCCCACATATTGTTGACTTGGGCAATCTTCCCCTGGAACGTATCGGCTGCGGAAGTCGCGGCCCCCATACTCCGCTGGGCCAAGACTTCCAAGCCTTCCTGGGCCGAACTGACCTCAATGCCCATGCGCTTCAGGGGGGTGGTGAGGCCGTTCATCACCTTCCCGACCAGATCCACCGCTGGGGCCAGTTCGCCGTTGAAGAACTGGGCGGCGACATTAGCGACCAGCCCCATATTGTTCAGCGAGGCGTCCACGTTGCCGGTGACCGTCACCAGCCGATTCAGGGCAATGGCGAAGTCCTCGTCCCCATAGACCGTGGCATCTTGGAAAGCCCCAGCCAAGGCTTCGATTTCGGCCCGGAGTGAGGCGAAGTCTGCCCCGGTATTCTTGACCGTATTGCCAAGGGACTTGTACGCCTTCTCCGACTCGATAGCCCCACGCACGGCATCGGTCAGGAAATTGGCAATCGCCCGACCCGCGAAGATGGCTGCAATAGCCCCAGCCACCCGCTTGGCCATCGCGCCCATGCGGGTCTCAAAGCTACTGGCTGCCTTGTCGGCGCTGTCCTTCGCATCGTCTTGGAGCTTTGCCGCCGCTCGCTTGTCCAAGACCAGCCGGACGATGCGCTCAATCACGTTAGCCATCAGCGCGGCTCCAGACGGCGGGTGAGGTCACGATGCCACGCGGTATAGTCATCCCCGGCTGCCGCCGCGAGCCGTGCCGCCTCAGCCGAGCGTAGTTGCTCCCGAAGATGCGCCCGGCCCAGGAGGGCCAAGCCATATTGGAAATGCCGCCACGATAGCGGCTCCCCTGCCGCGACCCATGCCGGGAACGCATGGCAAAAGGTCGCCAGTTCATCTAGGGCGTCGGCCCGGTAGTCACCACCATCCCCTGCCGGTCGGGGAATCCAACGTTGGCAGTCATCCGGCGCGAGCAAAAAAAATCGGTAATCGCCACCACCTCAGCCTCGGTCGCGGCGCGGAAGTGGTTCCGCGCCAGCCCCAGCCGCTTTGCCCATCGCTGCCACGGGGATGCGGGACGGCAATGCCGCCAGCACAGGTCAGCCAGTTTCCGCACCGCCCGGAAGTAAGCCCCGGAGCCGTCCGGCGTCAGCAGCAGCCCATCCCCTGCCGCTGCCTGGGCCTCATGCCGCACGGCCAAGAGCGTCTGCCCCAGCCGCCACGAGACCGGGGGCACCCCATAGGCGTGGCCCCGATAGGTGAAGTAGACCACACCGCCAAGGTCCAAGACCCGCATGAGATTCAGCGGGGGGCGGGGAGCCTTCGGTCGCGCCCCGACCCGAGGCGCGGCCTGATGCTTGGCCGCGACCTCCGCAGCCGGGACACGGCGAAAGGCGATCATCAGCTACCACCGTCCAGATCAATCCCGGCGTCATCCGGGTCGCCAATGGTGTAGAGGTGGTGGCCTTCCGGCATCGTCGGGTGATGCAGGAGGGTGAAGGTCACTTCCTCGATGTTCTTCCGGGCGTCACCCGCCCCACCGCGATAGGAACGCGGGGGCGTGGTGAAGACGCCACGCCATGCCCAGAACGATCCCGCCAGCAAGGCCAGCTGGGCCGAGTCGAGCGCCACGCCATCCAGCGTCCAGTTGCCGCCCGAACTGGCGAGGGTGTAGTCGCTCACGATCCCGGCATTGTCGGTCTTCAGGAACAGCGCCTCCGGCAGGATGACCAGGGTATGCTCCAGCGGGGCCGACCGGCGCGAGCGCCCAGCCGACGCCTGGCCGGTGGGGGTGACCAACGCAATCAGCGTGGGGTCGGTGAGGTACATCGGGAAGGTGATGACCGGCGCTTCCCCGGTGTAGTCCATCTCCACCGGCGCGGGGCCGGTGAGCTCCGGGGTCGTGAGCGCGGCCATCTCGGGATTGGTCGCAATACTGATGTCCCCCTCGGTGTCCCCGAGGTGCGTCAGCGTCAGCGGCCCGTCGCCGGGATTCCATCGCGGGGCGCGGAACACCACGCCACGCCCCAGGGAGCGCAGCACGGTGGACAGGTCAAGCAGGTTGTAACTGGGCATGATGACGGCCTCCTAGCTGTCAGATGGTACGGGGTCGTACAGGGAACGGAGCGGGGTGAAGCGAAACCGCACGGCGCGGCCATAGACATTATCGCGGTCGGGGGTACTCAGCCCCTCCCCGTCTTCGTACTGACACCACATCGGCATGCCGCCAATCGTGATGGGCAACTCCTGATGGAACAGCACCCGCAACCGCCGCTCGGCGGTCAGGGTCTCGGCCATCGTGCGGGTCCAAATGTCCCACTGCACGATCATCGGATTCCACAACTCGCCTTCGGTCTCGGTGATGAGCTGATGCTCCAAGGACGGGACGGCATAGGTGCGTGACCCGGCATAGTACATCGCGGTGCCGAAGATCCCCACCAGCGCGGCATCGGCAGCGGCCAAGTCCACGGCCTCGGCAATCACATAATCCCACTTCACAGCGCCTCCAGGAAGCGCGAGATGACCGGCTCGGCCTTCAGGTAGGCCGGTGCCCAGTAGGGACGGGCGTCAATCTTGACCCCCCGGCTATCAATGCCGCCGTACTCCAAGCGCCGGGCATAGGCCACATTCGTCCCGACCCGTGCGGAGACGGTGTTACCCTCCCATTCCGGCGCGGTGAACGCGATGGACTGCCGGAGGCGTCCCGTCAGGACGGCTGGCGGCTCACCAGGGGCCGAGGCGATATGCAGCCGCCCCGTCTTCGAGACCTTGTAGCTTCGGCCCGTGCGCTTCCCGGCCAAGGTCCGCTGCACTTCCCCGGTCAGGTGGATGACTGACCGTTCCACGGCTTGAGCAGCACGGGGCCGCAACTCGGCAAGAATGTCCTCACCCAAGCTATCCAGGCCCCGCCATTCCCCGGACGCGACGATCATATGGACCCCACAAAGGCACGGCAGCGGATTTCCAAGTGGTGCCCTCGGGGCCTGGTCGGGGGGCCATCCACCTCCCATTGGCCCGGCGCATCGGGGCCGCTGGTCAGCACAATGACATCCAAGGGCCGAATATCCCAGCCGGGGATAGAGTACATGACCCGATCCCCAGTGGGGGTGAGGCCGGGGCCAGCATCCCCGAGCAAGGCGGCGGGGCGGTTCACCGCGACCCGCACACTCGACACCTTGGCATAGCTCACCGTAACGGACCGCATCGCTCCGGTCGTTTCGGTGCGGCGGTACACATCCGCCGTATGGTTCAGCAGATGTTTGACCCCCATCAGACCCGGAGCCTCATCCACCGAGTCGCCACCGCTTGCCATGCCGCGAGGTTTTCCACATTGCCCCGGGTATAGCTGTAATCCCCCAGCGTCTCGGAGCGCATGTTGCCATTGATCCCGGCGTCGTGACTGGCCCACGCCATCCCGACCATTTCCTTGACCAGCTGCTGAAGTTCCTGCGGCCCTTCCCCGGTCGCCCAGCCCACGGGATAGGAGACCTTCACCGACAGCCGCCCCCACGGGAAACAGGTCCGGTGGTAGATATGCCAGCCGTCCAGCCGCCAATCCGCCGTGTCGAGGACCGCCCACTCATCGAATACATCCCGGCGCGTCGAAACCGTGACCACCCCATCGGTGGGGGTCTGGTCAAGGCTCAGGCGATCCGTGCCGCCACAGAACAAGTCTTCCCGCGTGGTCGGCTCCCCCAAGTAGATGCCGCCAAGCATCCGCTCCAGGGTGGAGGTGGCCCGGGCGATCAGGGTACGGATCGTCCCGGTGTCCTCATCCTGAAGGCAGAGCCAGGTGCGGACCTCGCTGGCGCTAATCACCCAGCACCCCACGCACTTGGGCGGTGGTGAAGCCGTTCGGCCCCGGCACGATCCCGGCAAAATCCTCCGGTCCCAGCCCGTGCTCGGTGGCCAAGGCTTCAGCCTTCGCGCTGGCAAAACGCAGCGGCTCAGGCGTCAGCACGGCCTTGTTTTCCACAGCCGGGGCCATCGCGCCGTGCTCAATCGTCGTGAGCATCTTGCGGCCCTGTCGCCGCGCTTCCTGCCCCGCCTTGTAGGCGGCGGCGGCGATCCGGCGTCCTTCGGCGGCGGCTTCCCGGGCGGCGGTGTTGCGGAGGTGCTGCTGTTCGAGCTGGCGCATACGGAAAAAGTCGCCTCGGTTGCTGGTGATTTCCTGGCGCATGGCTTGGCCTCGCTCCCGATGGGTTTTCAGTCGCCACGTTGGGTTGGAATATGGGTCACTCCCCGCTGTCGCGCCACGCTGCACAAGTGCCCACATGGCGATGCGGTCTCCTGCCGCACTCAGGTAGTGGGCCATCAGCCCACGGTTGCGCCGGTAATCATTGCCTCGGCGGGTTTTCTGCGGCGGGTGCCAGAGATGCACCAACGGCTGGGGCAAGCGTTGGTGCGGCCCGGCTAGCGTGTCGAGAATGAGGGCCAGTGTCTCATCTTCACAGCCCCAGCCGTCAAAGTTGGTGGGCATGCCCCCGATGGCGTCATAAGTGGCGCGAGACACCACGACGGTCCCGCCCCCGGCAAAGCCCTTGTAAGCCGCTCGCTGTAACCCTTCAGTCGGGGCAGCAAACGGCCCTCCGGGATCGGTGGCCAGCAGCCGGATCGTCTGGGCTTCGCTCAGTCGGTGTACGTCACCATGCGGCACGACCCACGGCGCACCGGCCCGGACCCGGGCGACGGCCTCCTCCAAGGCTTCTGGGGGGTGGATGCAATCGGCATCGGCCAAGATCAGCACCTCAGCCCGGCATGGCTCCAGCGCGAGCGCGAGGGCGCGGCCCTTATTCCACAACCCAGGGGCGAGGGTGCCCTCATGCACGGCCCAGTCGGGATGCAGCTTTGCCCAGCGACGGCGGACCCACTGATAGGCTCGGTCCCGTGGCCCCCCGTCCGGCATCCGGGGCACGAGAAAGGCCACCCCGCGATCCTGCCGTCTGAGGCTGGTGAACTTGGCCCCCGTCCATGCTGCTTCCCAGCCGCTCTTGCGGCGGGTGTTGAAAACGCTGTCGGCATGCTGGCGATACCAGAAACAGGGCCGCACGGTGGGGACGATCTTCACCCCCAGATGGCCAAAGCCAATCCAGAGGGCGGTATCCCAGCCCCCGATGAGATCCGTGCGGTAGGGGGACCGCTCCCAGAGACTGCGCTTGAAGGGGGACACCCCAGAGCAGGGGGTGGGATTCTCTAGGACGCCCTTGCCCTGGCTGCTTTTGTAGAGCTTGGTGCGGTTCTTCGGCCCAGCGGCCAAGTCCCCCGACCGCTCATAGCCCAGCGCGATAATGTCCCCGTGCGGCATCAGGGCGGCAATGTCCCCGAGGGCGTGGGGCATCAGCATATCATCGCTGTCGAAGTGCATCACCCATTCGGTGTCTGACAGCGCCACCGCGCGGTTCCGGGCCTCCCCGAAATCCAGCCGCTCGGCGTCGTGCTGGCGCGTGACCCGGATACCAGCGGCCCGGAGGATGGCCTCGGCTTCGATCCCTGCCGAGCGGTCTGCCGTGCTGCCGTGCGTGACGATCCCGACCATAGCCGGGCGCATCCGGTTAGCCACGATGCTTTCGGCCCAGTCCCGGAGATACTGGCCGTAACCCGAGCAGCTAGTGACGATGGCGAGGTTTAGGGCCACCGGATCACCAGAGGGTAGGGGCCACGCTCCAACCGGCCCCCCAGTCGGTTCACCACCCGCGCCACGCCGGGATTGTTCTTCGTCTCGTAATCATCAAACGCCACCACCGCGCCCGGGGCCAGCCGGGGTGACCACGCAGCCCAGTCCTTGGCTACGTCCGCCTCGGTATGGGAGCCGTCCACATAGAGCAGCCCGATACGGGGGCCAGTCCACGCCTTCGCCACGTCGGCGCTGAAGCCCTTGTGCGGGGTGACCCATCCCAACACCCCGGCCCGGGCGATCTGGGCCTGAAACGCCTTGAAGGTGTCCGGTCGGTCAAAGCCGAAACGGCCCCCCGCATTGCCCGGGGTGTCCCAGGGGTCCACCGCGTGAACAGCGGCCCGGAGGCCGTTCATCGCGCCGGTCGCTAGATAGCTGGTGGACTTCCCCTTGTAGCTGCCAATCTCGACAATGGCTTGCTCAGGGGGGACGAAGCTAGCTAGCTCGGCCAGCCGCTCCCCCACCGCGTCAGGGATGAGGCCTTCAAGGCTACTGAGCAAGGCCCGTTGCGCGGGGGTTAGCGACACTTCAACACCTCCCAGCCATAGGCTGCCCCGTAGGGGGCGAGGATTGCGTCCCGGTCGGCAAAGCCCTTGGCCTTCTGTTCAGCCCAGATTGTCGGCAGATCGCTGCCATCCAGGAGATAGGTAAACTCCCCAGCCCCGTGCGGGACTTGCCAGATGGGGATGCGCTGGCGCTGTGCCCAGACGGCGAGGTGCGCCTCCTCCAAGGATTTCCCGGGCACGACAGGCGGCACGTTCAGCCGGGTATCGAAGGCCAGCACCGCCGCGCATGGGTAGTTGACCCATGTCCCTGGCGTGGTGCCGTTGAAGTGCCAGCGGTTGAGCGGCGCGTTGAACCGCGATTTGGTAGGATGCAGAATCCGCCCTGACCAGGTAATGATGGCGCGGCCCTTCCACCGCTTGAGCCAGCGGTCGGTGCGCTCCACATAGTCGGCGGGATAGATCAGGTCATCATCGCAGCCCAGATACAGCCCCTGCCACTGGTCAGCCCAGCGGAGTTTGGCCGCGCTGCCGTGCTTATCGGGGACACAGACCCACTCATTCGCCAGTTCCTTCACACACTCCGGGGGGTCGGCCATGTCGTGGCAGACGACCCGCAACTCATCCACCTGAGGGCGTAGGGATGCGAGGGCTTGGGCGAGGGCTGCCGTGCGTCCGGGCATCGTGGGAATCACGGCAAGGGTCCGAGGGGCCATGCACGAAACTCCCGGCAGCAGAAAAATGGTAGCGGAGGGGTGTGACAGGGGAGGGGGAGGGCCGAAGCCCCACCCCTCCCCCTTCCTGCTTACGACCCACCAGCCTCGGTGGTGAAGTGGGCGAACGCCTTGGGGGCGTAGATCGGGAGCGCGATCCGCTCCTCAGCCAGGATCGTCCGCATGTTGCGGATGAGCTGGTCATCCACCAGACCGACCTGCACGGTGAGGTCCATCCGGTCGATGATCTGGGCACCCATGTTCGTGTCCGCCACCAGCACCTCACGACGGCCCACCTCACCGGCCACCGTGGACTCCATGCCGACCGACTCGACCACCCGGAGACCCCAGAGACGCGAGCCGTTGTCGGTGGTGACGACCGCCCAGACGTAGCGATCATCCGACCCCTTCTCCAGGAGAATGGTCTCCCAGTCGCGGGGATCGCACATCACGGCGTTGGCCTGATACCCCGCCACGAAGATGTCCGTGATGCCCATGCGGACGGCATCAATCAGCGTGTGGGTGGAGCCGTTGTAGCGGCCATTGCTGGCAATGTCCTGGATGCCGTTGACATTCAGGATGCCCTCCAGCTCCAGCCCGATCCCGGTCCCGTACATGATGCTCTGCTCTTCCTTGAGCTGCACCTTGTAGCGGAGCCGCCCGTCAATCAGGCCACGGAGCTGCGCCCAATCCTCGAGCTGCTGATTCTGCACCGGCATCCACCCGGCGATGGTCCGCACCGGCGCGGACTGGAGCGAGTACTCCACCGCCAGTTCGGCCTTGGGCTGGCCCGGCGTCTGCACACCTGCCGAGCCGGTGATGCCCTCTTCCCGGACGTACTCCACCGCATTGCTGGTGGTGCGGCCCGTGCTCATCACGTCGCGGAGGTTGATGCGCTGGTCCGCCGTGACCTGGGCCAGCCGCCCGAGGCGCTCCGGCTCGATGACGCCCGTTCCGAGGGTCGGCACCGCCTTGGACTGCGGCGACCGGAGGAACTCATCGAACATCTTCCGCTGGGTGCGGGTGAGCGGAATCAGCGGCTCGCCGTGCTGGCCCTGGTGGATGTTCTTCCCGTGCATCGCCGCGTGCGACAGCTGAATGACCGCGACATGGCCACGGGCATAGCTCGTCTTGGCGAACTCCTGAAACTCCTGCGAGGCAATGACCATGTCACCGAGGGTGACGTAGCCGCCGATCTCGCGGTCATTCGGGCTGTCGCCCTTGGCGTGGCTGCCGGAGTTCGGCAGCGTCGGGTCGGGGATCTCGCGGAGCTGCCGACCACGGGCCAGCACCTGCGAGGCCTTCGTCTCGCTCTCGATCTCGTTCTGGATGGCCATCGCCTCGTGGGCGAGTTCATCGCGCTTCTTGGCATCGGCCCGACCGTCATCGGTTTCGCCCATGCGCTTGCCTTCCCACCGAGAATTGATCTTCTCAATCTCGCCCGTGATCTTGTCCAGATCGCGGTTCAGGGTGCCCAGCTTGTCCGTCATTGTATCACTCCGAATCGTTAGATGATGATCCCGGACTTGAGCGCCAAGGACCGCGACCGAATCCGCTGCAACCGAATGAGGTCGAGCGGGGTGTTGCCTGGCGTGTCCCAGTCGAGACTCGCCGATCCTTCCTCCTGCTTGCCCTCAGGGACCAGATCCGGGGCCGCGTGGCGGATGGCTTCGAGCACATCCTCCGGCACATCCCCAGAGGCCAGCGCCGACTTCACCGAGGCCGCGTCAATCGTGGCTCCCGGATTCATCGGGAAAAGTACCAGCGACACCTCTTTTAGCGCGACCTTGTGGAGGTTACGCACGACCCCATAGCGCGAATCCGAACGCTCCTCCTCATCCCACTTCAGGGCCGCATAGCCGATGGACATAGAGCCGATGACGGCCTTGCCCGTCCGGCGGCTGGGGCGCATCCGGGACAGCACGGCATCGCCGTCCGGCCCGTCAATCACTTCCCACTTGGTCCACAGGCCGCGCTTGTCTTCCTTGGCGTCCAGCATCTGCCCGACGCCGGACATGATATCGAAGTAGTTATGACTGTTCAGGAGCGGCATGGCCTTGCCGGACTTCCGCCATTCCGCCAGCGTCTCCTTGAACGCCCCCTCATGGATCACGTCGTCCCCGAGGTCCAAGTCCCAGGTGGAGGCGTAGCCCTCAAAGGTGCGTTCCTCATCGTCCACAGCCTTGACCTGGAAGGGAGCTACCAGCTTGTCACTCATGCGACCACCTCCTCGAACGTGACCACGCAGCGGCAATTCGGCTCGCTGGGGAAGCTCAGGCCATTGGAGAAGTTGGCATCCACGTCCACCTTCTCGCCTTCCAACTCGATATGCTCCTCACGCACGCGATCATCCAGCGAGGTGGACCAGACCTTGACGAACTTCCGCCCGTCACGCTCCCCAATGGTCCGAAGCATATCGGTAGGAGCGCCATTCATCAAACGGGCTGACTCGGTTCGGGCCACCAGCATGGCGCGGTCCCGGGAGAAGCCGGACGCTTCCCGTACCGCCTTGGCGACCTGTGCCGTAGATGCGCCGCTATCCAGCGTGGCGGTGACGACCCGTACCACTTGCTCGGCAGTGGTCTCGCTGACCGATTGCGCGAGGAAGCTGGCTTCCTTGGCAGCGAACTCAGCCAGCCCCGGACGGGCCAAAGCAAAGTCAATGGCGAAATCCGCCGCCAGCGTGGCCGTTGCTCGTTCGGCGCTGCTCAGGGCCAGGGCTTCGGCGTCTTTCTGCCACCGGGCCTTGCTGGCTTCCTTGAAGAAGGTATTCACCCAGCGGAAAAACCGCTTGCGCTGGTCGGGGCTAGGGGTATCCGCCTTGGCCCCACCGAGGTACTTGGTCACGGCCTCCTGCACGGCGGCGGCATCCTTATCCAACAGCCGGGAGGCGGTCAAGGCCCAGCTATACTGGCTGAGTTCCATTTCCTCAGCACGCAGGGCCGCCCAGAGGTCACGGCGGGACTTGCGTTCGATCTTCCCCTCGGGATCGGCAGGGGGATCATCCTGGGCAGGGTCGGCTGCCGTGGCGTTTCGCATGGCGGCGAGCCGGGCATCCAGTTCCGCACTCCGCCGGGCCATCGTTTGCCACGGCATTTCATCCGCTGCCGCATCCTCGACCGGCTCCAAGCCGACCAAGGCGCGGCGCTCATTCGCGCTGGCAATATCTGACCACGCGCTGGCAATCTGGGTATTGCTGGCCCGGTCGGCCTGAAGCGCCGGGACGCGGGTGGTGTCATACCGGACAAAGAGCATCGGGTCGGGGTCGGCTTCCCGGAGGAGCTGGCGGGTGAGCGCCTTTTCCACCGTGCGCCACATCGGCACCGCCGTATCCTCATAGGCCATGCGCCGGGCTTGGGCCATCTGGGACCACGGGCTGTTCTCCATGCCGACCAAGTGCTGCAAGACAATGGCCGGGACACCAAAGACGGACGAGACCACCGCCTCGACTCGATTCAGCAGTTCGCTCGGCACCAAATCCTTGACTGTCGTACTAACAGGCGTGGCCTTCCCCCCACCGACCAAGACGAGCGCCTTACCGCGCTGGCCCGGGGAGGCATACACGTCCAGCCCTTCCTTGAATCGCGCCATCTCCTCCTGATTCGGATTCCATGACGGATCGGGCTGCACCACGAGTGACGGGGAAAGGGAGTTGTTCAGCAGATCCCGCACGGTGGCCCGGGCGACCTGCCCCATGTTCAACCAGGAGAGGCACACATCCAGCCGCGAGGTCGCCAGTAGCCAGTCGGTCGGGTGCGGTTCGTGGAAGTAGATGACCGACTCCGGGTCGGCGACCTCCTGCCCGGTCGCGGTCTGAATCCGATACCGGCCCCGGACCCGCTGGCGGGTGGATTCGACCGTGAACTCATCGCCGCGAAAGAGCTGCAACCGCGCCGGACGCCCTCCCCGGTCGGTATCCTTCAGCCAGAGGGCACGACCCGACATATCAATGCTCAGGGAGGTACGGAACAGCATCTCCCCCATATCGCAGTCATCATTCGGCTCGGCCAGTAGATTGGCCAATGGATGCCGGGGGAGCCATTCCTCGCTACCGTCCGTCTGGTTTTCCCGCACCACCATCAGCGGCGGTTCAGCCAATCGTTCCGCTCGCCAGCGCATCGCCACGAACGCATAGGCAGCGGCGGCATAGGCCGTCGCGGCGGTGACGTGCTCGGCTTCGCTATTCCCAGACTCCCCAAAGCGGAAGATGGTCCGGGTGCCATCCGGGCTGTGGAAGTGGAGGCCGGGCGTGATGGTCACGCCAGACAGCGACCCGGCGCTCTTGGTTTCGGGGCGGAAGGCGTGGCGCAACCGGGTGAGGAAGCTGTCAGCCACCGGACACCAGGATAGCGGGGGAGGGGCGACGGCGAATCAGGCCGCTTAGGGCGTACCGGATTGCGTCCATACGGTGATTGTGGGCGTCCACCAGTTTACGCAAGACATCCCCGGCAGCGTTGGTGGCGTAGCGCCAGAGTCGGGCCTCCTCAATGGCCCCACGGCAGCGCGGATGGAATACAATTTGAGCGTAGCCCTGCAAATGGGCAACCCCATCCTCCACCGATCCCGGCCACTTCTCCACACCCCGAATGGTAAAGCCCCGCCGCTTCATCTCGTTGATGGTCTCCGGCCTCGCGCTGTCGGCGTGGATCGTCAGCCCCGTAAGCTTGCCCAGCTGGCGAAAGGCGTGCGCGGTCTGGTCCATATCCAGCCCCAGCCCACCGGCCTCCTGGTACACATAGAGCCGGTCGGCATGCCGCCAGACTTCCACGATCACGGTCGGGTCTTGGCTGAAGCCCCAGTCCGCCCCGTAGTATGGGCCGTCCCAGTCCGCCCCGGGCGTGAAGTCCTCGACCACCCATTTACCCGCCAGCACTTGGGTATCCGACCGGCTCCAAGGCTCCCCACCCCAGATATGGGCATAGGCTTCCGGGTCGGTGTCCCGCATCCGTTCGGCTTGCTTCATGAGGACTTCAGGCATCCACGGGTTGTCCTTATAGCCGACCTTGCGGATGATCGCATCCGGGGGGCAGCTCTCCACAAACGTCTTGTGGATGACGTTGGTCACATCCTCTGGATTCCATGACAGCCAGATTTCCGACCCCGGCTTGCGGATCGTGGGGTCAAGGGTCTCCCAGGATTCCTTGCTCAGGGCTTCGGCCTCTTCGATCCACGCCACATCCACGGCCTCTAGGGACTTGATGCCCCGGGGATCGCGGCGGATGCCACGGAAGATGAACTGCGACCCGTTGGCGCTGGTGATTTCGGTCTGGCCAATCGAGAAGGCCCCCGCCAAGCCGAGGGCGTCAATCTGGGAGGCAATCAGATGGTGAACCGATTCCCGGATGTTGGTTTGCCATTCCCGGAGGCAGAGGATACGCAGGGGGTCGGCATAGGCCGCGACGATCAGGCGACGGGCGAACTGCCAGGACTTGGCCGAGCCGCGCCCCCCGTAGGCTCCCCGGTAGCGTACCGACCCGAGGGGTGGATCCCAGAGGAAGCCGAAGGCGGCAGGGGTTTCGACCTTCACGGGGAAATCAATTCGACCGTGACTTTCTGAGGGAGGAGCGGGGCACCGTCCTTTCCCGTATGCTCATGCTTCTCGACAAACGCCCCAAGATGCTTGCCCAAGAGCTCTAGTGACTTGTTGGCGGCGGCGGGATTCCAATGGGTCTTGGTCATGCACTTTTCCGCGATGGATCGCAGGTTGGTGACGACCCATTGCACGTCTGTCATAGTTTCGGCTTGCACGGCTTCCCGAGCCTCGGCGATCTGCCGGGCGATGTTAGGATCCTTTAGAAGACGGCAGCCGGTGACATGGGCACCACGCGGGGCATAGCCGCACCGCTTGGCCGCTTCCGTGGCGTTCAAGTCTTTGAGGTATTCGGCGGCGAAACGGTCACGCCGGGGATGCATCGTGCTCATACCCGTATCATACGGTGGGGGCTGGTGTTGCGAAACCCCCGCGAAGTGCAAGAGGATGGCGTTTTCCGAGGGTGTTGGCGTGGTCATGGTGGGGCGATTTTCGGCTAAGTGTTGGCGTGGTCGCTACTTAGCTGTTTCTCGGGATTGTGGCCCTGCTTGTGCTGTATAGATGGGCACGCAGGTTGTTTCATTCTAACGGGAGCACGACAATGGACGACAAGATGCTGCTGGTTTCGGCCCTGATTCTGGGCCTGGTGAAGGAAGGGCTGCCGGTGCGGGTGGCGTTCGATGCCGTGCTGGGTGAGGGAGCCTACGAGAAGTTGGCCGGGGAGGTGTGGGGATTGCTGGTGGCTCAGCCGCCGTTGGTGATCAAGTGAACGCCCTCACCTTTGCCGATGGCAGCCCCCGTCCCTCGGGCTATGGCCTCCGGTACAATGAGACCCGCGCCTTTGCGCCCCGTGGCCCGATGACCAAGGCGATGGCAGAAGCGGAGCGGGACATTGCACGGCTTCGGGCTGATGTGCGGCGGGCGCTCTATTGGAATGCAGTGCTGGCCTTTCTGGTGGCCCGCTAATGGCCCGCGTCCTCTACTACAGCACGGGCGACGGCTTCATTGCCTTGTGCGCTAAGCATCGGCAGGACACGCGGGCGATCATCTTCCCGCTCATGTCGCACGGGCTGGCCGATGATGACTGCACCTACTGCCTTGAGGAAGCCAAGGAGGCCGAGGCCCGGTCTTTTGATGCCGTGGTGTCCAATCCACCGATCACGCCGCGAGGGGCCTTGTGAGCCGGGCACTCCTGCGGTCCTATGGGTCACACTACAACCCGCAATCGGAAGACTTGACCTTGTGTGCCGCGAGGGTGTATGGCGGCAGGACCGCATGGCACTCGTCGCAGTGTAGCCGGAAGCGCCTGCCGGGGACAGACTTTTGCAAGCAGCACGGGAAGGGTTCGTGCTCTGTCCCTCCCGTGGGATCGTGGGGACGGCTACGGCTGGAGCAACTCAAGAAAGACCGTAAGCCCTTGGTTGAGGCTGTGGCGAAGCTGGCCGCGATGGATGCGGAGATCGCAGAGATTGAAGCCGCCCTCGCCACGTTGGAGGCCAAGTGAAGCCCCGCCGCTATACCCGCCTCTCCGACGACGCCGTTGCCGTCATCGCGAACAACGGCACCACGGCGGGATGGCTTGGCGCCCAGCACCTCGCCCGCGAAGTCCTCGACTGGCGGAAGGGCGACAAGCGCGAAGATCTCCTGCTGGCGATTGGGGAGGCCGCGTGGGAGCTGGAGGAGATCCGGCGCGGTGCCCAGATCGTATACGGGATGCACGGGGAGAACGCCCAGCAAGTCCACCAGGCGGCGTGGGAAGAGGTCCAGAAAGCCGAGGCGCAGTATCGCAAAGCCTTGGACCGGCTGACCGAGTGGATGGCCCCATGAGCCAGACCGAGAACAGCCGGACCCGGGACCGCCGAGTCCAAGGGGCGATCAAGGCGGCGATGGATGTAGCGGCCAGGTTGGGGCGGGATGCCCCGTCGCCGAAGACGCTGCGATGGGCGGCAGGGGAGTTGCAGAAGGCATCGGCAGGATTGTCCACATTGGCGGATGACTTTTCCACGTTTCAGGATCGGGGGGTATCGTGACGTTGTACGCGGATGGGGAGCCGGTGGAATACCGGGCGAGCTTTGCGGGGACGCGCCCGTTGCGGCTGGCAGGGCGGGTGATCGTCGGCCCAGCGACTTCGGTGGCCTCGCTGGTGGGGCCGACCGTCGAGCGGCGGCGGGTCGAACGGCCTGAGCCATGCCCGGTGACTGAGGGGGCGTCATGGATCACGGAACGCCTGTATGAGACGATGCCGGAGGCCCGGGAGGAGCGGCTGAAGCGGCTGCTGATGATTCTCGACTGCCAGGGCACCACGGCGGAAGTGGTGGCGCAGGTGGGCTGGGTCGTGACCCAGCGTGGCAAGACGCTGGGGTGGTGGCCGTGAGCGACGCATACTCTGCATTGCTGGCCGGAAAGGCGATGGTGGACCCTGCTACCGGGATCACCAATCCACCGGATCTGCATCCGATGCTATTCCCCTTCCAATCCGATATTACCCGGTGGGCGTTGCGGCGTGGCCGGGCCGCGATCTTCGCGGATTGCGGGATGGGCAAGACGTTCATGCAGCTCGAATGGGCACGGGTGGTGACTGAGCACACCGGCAAGCCCGTGCTGATTCTGGCCCCGTTGGCCGTGTCTCGGCAGACCATCCGCGAAGGGGCGAAGCTCGGGCTGACCGTCACCCATGCCAATAGCCAGGATGACGTGACCTGCGGCATCGTCATCACCAACTACGAGCGGATGGACCGATTCACCCCGTCGGCGTTTGGCGGGATCGTGCTGGATGAGTCATCCATTCTCAAGAGCTTTACCGGGGCCACATCGTCGGCCCTGATTGCCAACTGGCAGCAGACGGCATTTCGGCTGGCCTGTACCGCTACCCCAGCCCCGAATGACTATATGGAGTTGGGTACGCATGCCGAGTTTGTGGGCGCGATGAGTCGCCCGGAAATGCTGGCGTCGTTCTTCGTGCATGACGGGGGCGAAACGCAGAAGTGGCGGCTCCGAGGCCACGCCAATACCGATTTCTGGCGCTGGCTCTGTTCGTGGGCGGTGATGATCCGCACCCCGTCTGACCTGGGCTACAGTGACGAGGGGTTCGTCTTGCCGCCCTACCACTTGCACCAGCATACCGTGGAAGGGGTCGCGCCGGAGGGGGAGCTGTTCGCCATTGAAGCGCAGACCCTTGGCGAGCGGCTGGCGGCACGGCGGGAAAGCATTGACGAGCGGGCGGCTCAATGCGCGGCGTTGGTGAATGACTCCACCGAGCCGTGGATCGTCTGGTGCAACCTCAACGCCGAAGCCGACGCCTTGCGTCGGCTCATTCCCGGCGCGGTGGAAGTGCGCGGGTCTGACGACCCGGAGACCAAGGAAAAGAACCTGAACGGCTTCTCCGCCGGGGCGTATCGGGTGCTGATTTCCAAGCCGAGCATTGCCGGGTTCGGCATGAACTGGCAGCACTGCCCGAATGTCGCATTCGTGGGGCTGTCGGATTCATGGGAGGCATACTATCAGGCGGTGCGGCGGTGCTGGCGGTTCGGACAGACCCGCCCCGTCCATGTCCACATGATCGCCGCCGATACCGAGGGGGCCGTCGTGGCTAACATCAAACGTAAGGACGCCGATGCGGCGGCCCTTGCCCAGCAGATGGTGGAGCATATGCACGAACTCAATGCCGAGTCGGTCCGGGGGGCGGCACGCCGCCAGGATGACTACACGCGGGAAACGAAGTCTGCCGATGGGTGGACGCTTCATCTCGGGGATTGCGTGGACGTGCTCCGCGAGATGCCCAGCGAGTCGGTCCATTTCTGCGTCTTTTCCCCGCCGTTCGCCTCGCTCTACACCTATTCGGCCAGTGACCGCGACATGGGCAACTGCCGGGACGCCGATGAGTTTTACGAACACTTCCGCTTTGCCGTGGTCGAACTGTTGCGGGTGCTGAAGCCCGGACGGCTCGTGTCATTCCACTGCATGAACCTACCCACGTCCAAGGTCCGCGATGGCGTCATTGGGTTGCGCGACTTCCGGGGGGAGTTGATCCGGATGTTCGAGGAGGCCGGGTTCATCTATCACAGCGAGGTCGTCATCTGGAAAGACCCCGTGACCGCGATGCAGCGCACCAAGGCACTCGGGCTGTTGCACAAGACGATCCGGAATGACAGCAGTATGTCCCGGCAGGGGATTCCTGACTATCTGGTGACGATGCGGAAGCCCGGCGATAATCCGGAGCCGATCAGTCATACGGCGGCGGAGTTCCCGGTCACCCTCTGGCAGCGGTACGCCAGTCCCGTCTGGATGGATATCAACCCGAGCGATACCCTGGAGTTCCGGACGGTGCGGGAAGATGATGACGAGCGGCATATCGCCCCGCTTCAACTCGAAGTCATCCGCCGCGCCGTGCAGTTGTGGAGTGCTCCCGGCGATCTGGTCCTGTCGCCGTTCGCTGGCATCGGGTCGGAAGGATGGGTCAGTATCCAAGAGGGACGGCGGTTCGTGGGGGTCGAACTCAAGCGAGCCTATTGGGAGCGAGCGGCCCGTAACCTTGCCGCTGCCCACGCCCATACCGAGCAAGATCTCTTTTCCACGGCAGATGCGCCGTGACCGCCCTCTGGTGGGGCTCCGCGCTGGTCGCTGGGGTCATCCTCGCCCTGCTCTGGCGGGGACTGATGGCCCTCCTGAATCATTTCCTCCCGGGGGTGCATCATGAGTAGCCCGAAGCTCTGGTCCCAGCCCTCCGATGATCGTGACGGGGCCACCTACAGCGAGACCGGGCAGGAGTTCGTCTCCGTATTCCCGGATGGGTCGGTGGTGGCGTCTGATGCCAAGGGGGACACCATCCGGCTCCCCGCTGGGGCTGCCCACGCGATCCTCGCCTGTCTCGGTAGGGCCTTGGGGAGGGTGACCCGATGACCTACCCCCGCGATACGCTCTGTGACGGCTGCGGCAAGATGGTGCCCGCCCATACCACCACCGAACGAGTCGGGGGCCTGAGTGTGGAAATCTTCTGCCGGGACTGCGTTCGTGACGCCACCTATGGGGAAGGGCCAGACCAGGAGGACGATGATGAGGGCACTTGAGCTATTCGCCGGGGCCGGTGGTATGGCCCTTGGGATGCACCGCGCCGGGATGGAGACCGCTGGGCTGGTGGAGTGGGATGCCCACGCCCAGCGGGTGTTGGCGGCGCGGTTCCCCGGTGTGCCGCTGTATGGGGATGTGCAGGAGTTCGATGGGGCCGCGTTTGTGCAGGAGCATGGCCCAGTGGATCTGGTGAGCGGGGGAAGCCCCTGCCAGGATCTCAGTGTTGCTGGGAAGCGGGAAGGCCTTGGGGGTGCCCGGTCGGGCTTGTTCCACCAACAGATGCGGATTTGGGAGGAGACGGGTGCCACCTATTGCCTGTGGGAAAATGTCCTCGGGGCCTTGTCGAGCGCCAAGGGTGCCGACTTCGCCGCTGTCCTATCGGCCTTCGTGGGAAGAGATGTCGCTGTCCCTCTTCGGGGATGGCGAGGAGGCGCGGGCGTGGTCAGTGGACCAGCCGGAGTCGCCGCGTGGCGCGTACTGGATGCCCAGTTCTTCGGGGTTCCGCAGCGCCGCCGCCGTGTCTTTGTCCTCGGTGCTCGTCCCGGCGGCGTTGATCCCGCCTGGGTACTACTTGAGCGCGAAAGCCTGTGCGGGGATTTTGCGGAGAGCGGAGAAGCGCGGGAAGGCGTTGCCGGAGCGACTGCTGGTGGCGCTAGAGGCGGTCGCTGGTGGGATGGGTCCGACATAGCGCCGACGCTGGACGCGAGCGCCCTGGTCAAGCGCCAGACGATGCCGGATAAGGGGCGGTTCCCCTGTGTGATGGACTACGCTTCCCCTGTGGCCCCGAGCCTCCCGGCCTCCGGTGCGGGGACTGCCCGCACCGGGAACGAGCGGACAGAGGCCGAGCTGGTGGTGGTGCAGGCCGTGGACAAGCAGACGGGCCAAGTCACCGAGGGCATCACCGCGACCCTGAAGACGGATCTGGCGCACCAGATGGGGCCAGTGGTGGCACAGGGGACTATCGGCTGGGACGACGAGTGCAACGCCTCCGGGGAGATTATGGGAACCCTGCAATCGGGCGGCAAGGCATCCGGTTCAAGGCGCTATGGCGTGGTCGCCATCCACGAGAACCAGCGCGGCGAGGTGCGCGAGGGCGTTGTCGCCAGCGCCCTCGCGGGAGGGGGCGGCAAGCCGGGGCAGGGATACGCTGCCGTCCTCGCCGGTCGCCCCCGCCGCCTGATGCCGGTGGAGTGCGAGCGACTGATGGGATGGGAAGACGGGTGGACGCTGGTGCCATTCCTCTCGGGTAGCCACAAAGCCAAGTGCCGGGAGCATCCGGCAACAATGCAGGAAGTCGAGGACGCCGATGGGAAAATCGTAGAACTACTCATCCGCGTCCCTATCGTGGTCAGCCTCGGGCACCCAGTCATCATGCCGTGCTGTGGTGCCAAGCTCAAGCCAAAGCCGATGGCAGACGCGCACCGCTATAAGATGTGCGGCAATGGGGTCGTGAGTCATGTCGCGGAATGGATCGGGCGCGAGCTGCTGGCAGGGCACTATGACGAGTGAACGCACCATCCGCAAGGCGTGGCTCCTTTTGGGCCAGCGGAGCCATATCCGCCTCAAGGATGCCGGGGAAACCCTGACCTTGGCCCCCCCCAAAGACTCCGGGCGTGGCGGCTACCTGCGGTTCCGGCTGGTCCTGAGTACCTGGGAACAGATTGACGGCGAGGCCAAGGGGAGCGGCTACTTTGCCGCTGCCCGATGGCTGGGGGTGGACCTTGGGGATGCCGCCAAAGCCCTAGAGGATGCGCTGACGTAGCCAGCGCCAGAGCCGGACATACCAGGGGGGCCGATAGGGGGGAAAGGGCCGGGGTGATTCCCGGCCTTCGCCGTACCCATCCCAAACCTCGCCCGTCTCCTCGGGGATCACGACTCCTCCCGGTGTACCTGTTGGTGGCAGGTGTAGCAGACCGCTTGAAGCTGGTCCAAGGGCACAAGCAGCCGACGCACCACACGACCAGAGGCGTAGCTCAGGTGGTGCGGGTCGCCCGTGGCCGGATCGCCCCCACACGCGACCTGCAACTCGCACACCCCGCGGCTCCGCTTCTTCACTTCCGCGACCAACTGACGCCACTCCGGGCGCGTGTAGGCATTGGTCGCCTTCGGCTTCGATCGCCTGGCGATCGGCTTGGTGCTCCGAGGGAGCGGCTTGCGCGGCTTCATCCCCAGAGCACCGTGATATGCTCCGGCCCGGCCCGAACAGCGCCGCGCTCGAGCAGCCACTCGACCCATTCCTGATAGGGCACCCGTGGCAACATCGCCCCGCGCATTCCCGGCAGGTATGTCTCGTCGTACCACTTTCGCCACGCCACTTTTTCGGCCTCGAGATCCATCCCATCAGGGATCAAGAGGTGATCGACCGACGCGTCGGTCCAATCGCCGCCACCCAGGATTGCGTGAAGTTTCACGGCCCCCCCAAGGCGGCGAGGCGGGCGCGGAACGAGTGCCAACCCCTCTGCCATCCCGCGAAGTCGAGAAAGGGTTGCGCCGAGAAGCCGTGGCCGATGCACTCCTCGACCATCGCCCGGAGGGCGGCGTTCTGCTGGCGGAGGGCGGATTCCGTCGCGTTGCATTCATCGGCCACGCACCCCCAGCACAGCGATTCATTGTCGAAGTGGTCGCCACACTTGCAGATTGGCAACGGCTCCAACGCCTCGTGTGCCGTCCGCTTCCACTGGTCTCGCTCGACCTCGGCGTCCTTCACCTGCTGGCGGAGGGCGAGCCAGTCGGCGGCGAGCTCGCGCACCAGTACGGCGTCAGCCATCCGTGCAGGGTCGAGGATGTTGCGGAAAGTCTCCGGGTCAAAGCCCGCGAACTTGGCGACCCGCTCCTCAGTCAGCGGCATCACCCCACCTCCCGGTCGAAGGCCAGTGCGGCGGCGAGGGCTTCGTCAAATGCGTCATCCGCCGCCTCCAGGTCGTCCCATATCGGGTGCACCTTCTTTCGCCGCACCGCCGCCTCCGCGAGCCGGAGCAGGGCAGCGGTGCGGGTGCCGGGGGCGGGGGTGGCCGATTCACGATCCCCCGATCCCAAGCAATAGCCGCATTTCACGCACAGCCCATTCGGGTGGATTTCCAACGAGGCGCACGAACCGCACACGCGCACCTCCACCTCAATTCGCTCACTCACCCCTCACCCCCAGCGGCGCGGGCCGCGATGACGTACAGGACGCAGCCAACCACCATCAGGCTTACGACAAAGGCCATCACGCCGTAGCGATAGGCGACCTCGCCGATTGCCACCATTGTTGCGACACCCCACGCGATGAAGGCGAAAATCCTCACCACGGCGATCACATCGTTGCGCTCCCCCATCACCCCTCCTCCGTTGGCGCGGGGGCGGCGAGCGGCGTGCCGTCCGGGACGAATCCGATCGCGTTGCCGTGCCCGTCAATCAGGAACCAGCCGCCATTGCGCTCACCCGTGGAGCCGGGATTGCCCCCCAGCTGCGCCTCAAGTCCCGCGAACGCATCGGCGTGCCACGGGTCTAGCCCGCGCTCATAGGAGTCGCCGTAGAAGGGATGCGGGTCCGGCTTCTGGTCTGGTCCGACTACTCGCTCAGTCATCGTTCCCTTCCTCCGTCGTGGGCGCGGGGGCGAGGAACCCATCGCAAAGGCACCGAGCGGTGCCGTTGCAGGCCGTGAAGCTCCCCGTGTGCCAGCTTTTCGGGTGGCCGCAATCGGCGCACAGCACGGCACGGGCAGCGTTCAACTCCTTCCCGATCGCCGCCCGCACCTCCGCCGAGGCGTGGCGCACCTGTTCGATCAGTGGCCGGGGCCGCACGACTTCCCCCGGATTGAAGTCCGGCTCTTGGTGCCAGTCGCCGTGGTCACTTGTCATTGCCTTCCTCCGTTGTGTCCGTCGTGGGCGCGGGGGCAAGGAGGCCGGACCCACCGCAATGGTCGCACGGTTCGACTCCCTCAACCGGGATGGCCTCACCACAGCACTCGCCCTGCCCGTTGGCGCGACCGCAGCACTCCGGGTACACGCCGCGCACCTCTCCGGTGGCTTCGCAGTTGGGGCAGAGCATCGCGTAGATCGCCGCCCGCACCTCCGGGCTGGCGTGCCGCACCAGCACCGGGGCGAGCAGGTCGCAGTCGGTGGGACGGTCTACCCTAACGTGTACCGACTGCCACAGACCGTCGATAAACACGCCAGCGTCGGACTCTGCCAAATCCTTCACCAGCTTCTCGCGGTCAATCATCCACCACCTCACCGTCAGGGGTCAGCAGGGGGCGGACAAAGCCAACCCAGCTTTCCTCCACCAGCCCGCACTCGATCGCCTTCCGCTCGACGCCGTATGCTTCTTCCGATTCCGTGTTGCAGAAGTGGTTCACGGCCCACCCGGCGAACTTGCGGAGGCGGGTCAGCTCGTCGTCAGTCACGGGGCACCTCCAGTCATCAGCTTGGCGACGTGGGGGATGTCGGAGACGGGGAGGTCGAGGTGTTGCCAGCCCACACCGCCGCCACCGAACAGCCACAGCTTCCCATCCTCCCACTTGTACTCCCTCCCACTCGGCGCGGGGTCCGGCGTCTCCGGCACCGCCACCACCTTGCACACGCGATAGGGCGCGCAAGCGGGGTAACGGGCGATGATGCCAGACCTTGCTTCTTCTTCGTCGCGACAGATGGGTAGAACCACCATGCCGTAGCAGTCCACCACGCACCACCCCACCACCTCCTCCGCTTCGGGCACCACGGCAGGGATCAGGCGCTCGGCGGTGGCGCGGGCTTCGGCGTACAGGGCTTTGTTGTCGAAGCGGTTGTACATCACGTCGCCCTTCGTCGTCTT